TTAAATACGTTAAACAAGAGGTTAACGAAACTATGGGTATGGATATAGCAGAAAACACTATGGGCATGGAAATACCAGACGATATAGAAGAATTTATGAGATATACTTATAAAGAAGCTATTGAAGAAACTGTAGAAGATGGATTACATTATTTAAGAGAAAGATATAGGTGGAAAGATTTATTTAAAACAGGATTTAGAGATTTTCTTGTTACAGGAAAAGTTTTTTATAAAGTAGAGGTCACAAATGGCGACCCTCAAATAAGAAGAATAGACCCAAGAAATATTGCGTTTGATGCTAATATAGAAAGTGATTATTTAGATAATGCACAATGGGTGGTTGAGCAAAGATGGTTAGGTGTTAATCAAATATTAGATGAATACGGTGATGAGTTAACAAAAGAAGATGTTATTGAACTAGAAAACATGAGACATATATCTTCTGGAGATGAATTGTCGCATTATAATTCTAATTTAGACTGGATTCAATATGACGCTAATTCTGGTGTAAAAATTAGATTAGTTCATGGTGAGTGGAAATCAATTAGAGCAATAAAAGTTAAAGTTTCTCCTAACAAATATGATGAAGCTAATCCATTTAGAAAATTAGTAAAAGACACATATAAACCAAGAAAAGGAGAGGAGGTAGAAACAAAGCATGTAGATGATGTTTGGGAGGCAACAAAAATAGGTGGAAAAATAATGGTAAATTGCAGACGAAGACCAAATCAAGTTAGGTCTGTGGATGATGCTGGAGCTACGCCGTTATCTTATACTGGTTGCGTGCATAACCTTTCTTCGGGAAGAGTTACAAGTTTAGTGGATGTTCTTAAACATATTCAAATGTTATACAACGTGGTTATGTACCACATAGAGTTAACATTATCTAGAGCTGGAGGAAAAGCTGTTGTTTATGATGTTTCACAAATGCCTTCTAATATTGGCATGGATATGCAAACAGTTCTTTATCATATTAAGAATGATGGTATTATACCAATTAATTCAAGAGATGAAGGGGCTGATACTGCAAGGTTCCAGCAATTTCAACAAGTTGATTTTACTTTATCTAATTCTGTGCAACAATTAATAAACCTAAAAGTAATGTTAGAGCAAACTGCTGGTCAAGTGTGTGGTATATCTCCACAACGAGAAGGAGCTGTTTCTCAATATGAAGCAGTAGGAAATGTACAAAGAACAGTTGTTCAATCTAATTTAGTTACAGAAAATTGGTTTTTTCAACATTCAGAAGTTAAAAAAAGAGCTGTAGAAAGAGCTTGTAATTTAATGAAAGTTTGTTGGGCTAGTGGTAAAAAAGCAGGATTTATTTTGGGAGACGGAGGATTTAAAATGTTAGACGTATTGCCAGATGTTGCATTAAATGATTATGGTATATATATTACTGAAGGTGGTAGAGAAGATGCAATTAAACAAGCAATAACACAATTATCTCAATCTGCACTACAAAGTGGTAATATTGATTTATTAAATGTTATAAAAGTATTAAAAGCTGAAACACTCACTGAAGCAGAACATATACTAGAAAATGGTATTAAAGAAATGCAAAAAGCAAGTCAAGCAACTCAGCAAGCTCAACAAGCACAAATGCAAGCTCAAGCGCAAGAACAACAAGCGCAAAGACAACATGAAATGCAATTAAAAGAATTGGATATTCAAGGTAAAGTTGCGGCTGCTGAAAAGCTAAATGAAGGTAAAGTTGCAGTAGCGAACATACAAGCAGATTTAGAAGCTGACCTTGAGGCAGACAAGCTTAAGACATCTTTAGAAAAAGAAGTTGTTACAGCATCGTTTAAACAAGAAGCTGAAAGTGAAAAAATGAAGAATGAAAATAAAAAAACAGAACAGGATAGAAAGTTAAAAAAAGAAGAGATGAGAATAAAGCAATCATCTAAAAAATAGATAAAAAAATAATAACTATCTTTGTACAAAGCAAAGAGCAAAATTTTAAATTATGAGTAAAGAACAAAAGACAGGCGAAGACCTAATAGAAAAGGTTGAGCAAGAAGTTGCGGAGACAACTGAAGAAACAAAAGAACCAGCATTTGACCCAAAAGCGTTTAATGCTAGCGAGGGTTTTGAAGAGCCTCAAGCAAAAGAAAAAGAAGAGGAAGTTGAACAAACTGCAGAAGAAGAAGAAGAAACAAATGAAGATGATTTTACTTGGGATTCCGTAGAAACAGAAACTAAAGAAGAAGAGGAGCAAGAACAAGAAGAAGATTGGGATGTAGAGCCAGAGGCTAAAAAAGAAGAAGGGGAAGATAAAGTAGAAAGCAAAAAAGAAGATAAAGAAGCTCCTTATGATTGGGAAACTTTAGCTAGTGAAATGGGAGTTAAGGCTAAAGATGAAAAAAGTTTTAAAGCAGAAGTTAAAAAAATGCTTGACAACCCAGCTCCTGTAAATGACACTATTACACAATTACAGGATTTTTTAAAAATGGGTGACAGAAAACTTCTTGAGGCTGATTTAGAAGCTTCTGGAATGGAAAAAGCAGAGATTAAAGATACTGTAGACAGAATGCAAGATTCTGGACTGTTAAAGAGAGAAGCTGTTATGCTTAGAAAAAATTTACAAAATTATATTGTAAATGAAAGAGATAGGCTAAGAAAGATTGAAAAACAGAGAGTAGCTGATAAAGATAAAGCTAATTTAGAAAACAGAAAAGCTTTACAAAGCTATATTAAAGAAAAAAATGATTTCTTTGGAGGTAAAATAAAAAGTACTGAAAAAAAGGAATTATACAATTATATAACATCTGGGGATTTTGCTCAGGAATTATACAGTAATCATGCCAATGTTGCGGATGCTGCGTTTTTATGGAAATATAAAGACAAAATTTTTAAGATGTTACGTGGCCAAGGAATGGAAAAGGGTAAAGCCGCTGTAATCAATAAGATTACTAATCCAAACCTAGGCAGAAAGTCTCAGCATGTTGATTCCAAAATAAAAAGTGGATTTGACCCAGCTGAGTTTATGAAGTAATAAATAAGAAGGCAACGCTATTTTATTTGTTATTGTGTATTAATTTATTTATAACAATTTAAAATTATTTAAAAATGGCAAAGATTTATACGGGTACGTATGGAAAGGACACAACGGACGAAACGGCGTTGGTAACCAACTTACTAAAATACCCTGAGATTGGTAAAAAAATCATCTCACAATATCCACGTTTCTCTCTAACATACTTGTTAGAAGCTGCAGGCAGAAATGCTGCAGAAAAAATTATTGGCGACTACGCTTTCGAATGGAAAATGCAAGGTCGTTATAGAAAACCAGCTGTGATTCACACAGGCTCAACTCCAAATGTTGCTGCAGGTGTAACTTTTACAATCACTGCAAAGCACGGTTCTGGTGACCATGGTGATAATCTAAATGTAAACGACGTAGTAAGAATGCCTTCTGGCAATACTGCTATAGTGGTTAGTGTTCCTACAGCTTCTGGAACATCTAATGTTGTTACACTTAGAGCTATTGATGCAATTAATGAAACTCTTACAGCGGGTGATGTAATTGGTTGTATAGGTAGTGCGTTTAACCAAGGTTCTTTAGGGTCTGAGGTTGGACAAAACTACGCTTACCCAGATACTTACAAGAACTGGTTAACTCTATCTCGTAAAAAATGTAAAATTATGGGGTCTGACTTAACTGATGTTACTTGGATTGAATCTAATGGACACCGACTATGGTATTTCACAAAAGAACAACAAATGACTGACCAGTTCATGTATGAGCTAGAGTTACAAAGATGGTACGGAAAGAAATCTAGTACTATGGGCGATAATTCTGCTGACTTCCCAGGAGACACTGGTATTAAAGGCGGAGAGTTTGTAGCTGGAGTTCCTATGATGGGTGATGGTTTATTAGCTCAAATTGATGGTTCTAACCAAGCAACTTATACTGCTGGTGCATTAACAGAAGAAGACATCGTAAACTTTATAGGTACACTTTCTAAAAATGCGTTAAACGCAGAAGGAAATGTATTTACAGTATTTACAGGAACACAAGGACGAATTGACTTCCACAGAGCAATGAAAGACTTGTTAGTTTCTCAAGGTGCTGGTGGTGCTTCTACTTTTGCTGGTAAAGGTGGCAATGACGTTACGTTAGGTGCTAACTTTAGTGAGTATAATGTTCTTGGTAACAAGATGGTATTAGCTTACTGCCCAGTATTTGATGACCCGAACTTACACAATTCTATTTCATCTACATTTGATTCTTCAAATGAATCAGGTAAAATGGTATTTGTAGATATGGGTATGCAAAATGGTGTTAGTAATGTAGAGTTAATTGCTAAAGGTGCTGAAGGTTTTAACAGAAGTTTTGTTAAAAAATATGTACCTGGAATGGTTAACCCTTATGACTACAATTCGATGATG